AGGTTTGAGCTTGATTTTTGGAACACCGTCTATTTGGACGGAAAGTTACTGCTCGACGGCGATACGACGTTGGGGTATAAAGCCGGTAACAAGAGACTGGAATCCTCAGTTACGCACAGATTCGGTATCGAAAGAGAAGATGAAGATGCAGAGGTCCAGGTCGTTACCAAGACAAGGAATTACTGGTTTCTTGACGGCTGCAATACGCTGAACGGCAAGAAGAACCTTAATTCAATCTATAGAAAGGAGTATATCCAATGAGTACAGAAAAGAGCAAAAATGTGGTAATCACAAAGAAGGCCAGGGAGAACCTGGTTAAGGCGAGAGCCGGTGCAATCACACTTCCGAAGATTATCGGTATGGCGTTTGGAGAAGGTGGAGTGAACAGCTCCGGTACGGTCATTGCACCGTCGGAATCCCAGCCTAAGCTCAACAAGGAATTGTTCCGCAAAGCCATTGATGGTTACACATTCCCGAACGACACAACCTGCAGATACGAATGTACCCTTGCAGAGAGTGAACTTGCTGGAAAAGAGA